GCCGTCGATGGCGCATTTGACCAGGGTATCGCCGAGGAAGGCGGTGAACATGACCTCGGTCTTGGAGAGGACGATGCCGTTGTTCTTCATGCAGACGGCGGCGGAGTTGGCCACGGCGTCGACCAAGGCACCCTCTTCGGCGGTCAGGATGGCCTTGCCTTCGTTGGCGGTGACGAACTCGGCCCACTCGGCCTTACCTTCCTTCGTGCGCTTGTCCACTTCGGGGGCGATGGCGTGCGTGGCGTTGTAAGCGTCGAGCCCTTCGAGGGCCAGCTTGTGGACCGCCGTGCCCACTCGCAGGGCCTTGGACTCTTCGCGGGTGCGGGCGAGGTAAGCCTGGTAATGGGCCGGGGACTTGAGCAGTTCCTTGGCTCCGCTTTGGTTGAGGGCTACGATGGAGTCGTAGACGACGCGTTCGGTGATGAGGTCTGGCATGGTATGTTATTGGTGTTGGTGGGAAAGGTCAGAGCAGCGCCTTGATGGCGTCGGCCTGATCGGGGCGTCGGCGTTCGATGGCGGTCAGGCACATGGTCGAGCCCACGGCGAAGCGGGAGCAGGCGACCGGGCGGCTGGCGTAGGTCTTGCACTTGCCGGAGCCGGAGAGGTGCGGGCAACGGGAAGGCAGTTCGGCGTAGGTGCGTCCCACGATCTGGAAGACCGACCCACGGGCGGAATAGAATTCAGTCGTGGTCGGGCTGGCGTCGATGGGCAGGAGGATGCTTTCACAGCAGGCCCCTTTGCAGAGTTCACAGGCTGTCATCTTCGGGGCTGGCTTCTTCGACGGAGGCGGAGATACGGCGCACGTCCTCGATGGCCTTCTCGGCGGCGTTCTCCATCTGTTCGAGGGTGTTCCGCAGGACGCGCAGCTGGACGACCAGGACATGGACCCGGTCATGGAGGGGCTTGACGGCGGCGGCTTCGTCGGCGAGTTCGATGGACTCGGAGAAGACCTGCAGTTCGGTGATGGCCGAACGGTTCAGGTCGGAGAGCGTGATGATGTCGGCATCGTGCTGCTCGTAGCGTCCGGCGATGTGCTGGACGGTCGCAAGCGAGCCCGTGATGTTCTCCACGAGGCGCTTGATGTTTTCGCGGTTGGTCATCGGGCGAAGGTAAGTTCCTTTATCTCGCCGTTAGGGGCAAGCGTAAAGAAGCGGACCTGTGATCGGGCGAAGGACGGGTAGGTCTTCCGTTTCCAGGCGTTGAGGTCGGTCAGGAAGTCGGCGGCCTTGCGGGCCGTGAACTCGACGTACGGGAAGCCGTCCAGGAAGAGCAGCAGGGCGTACTGCTTCGGGACGGTGGCCGCTATCTTCTCGATGCCTTTGGGAACGTCAGCGGCCATCAGAGTTGCCCGGTCTTGGCGCGGTTCCACTTGGCGATGGTGGCGATGCAGCAGGCCTTCGAGATGGCGTCGAACTGGCAGAGCTCAGACTGCATGATGTCGTCGAGGACGCGGGCGAGTTCGTTGCCGGCGTAACGCATGGCCTGCATCTGCTCGTCCTGAGCCTTCCGTTTGGCCTCTTCAGCGGCGAGGAGGTTCTGGTTGTGCAGGTGCCGCATGGCGGCGTTGATGGGGTCGTAGGGGTCTTGGCTCATTTGGTCAGGGGGCGAGGGGTGGATGCTCCGCCTAGGACGGATTGCGAAGTGGGCGCAGGACGGAAACCAGACGCCACGGCGCCGTCATCGTCGAGGTCGACCGAGATGCCGCACGCGGTCTGGATGGACTGCCGGCGGATGTAGGTGATGGCCCCGCCAATCTGCTGGGCGGTCAGACCCTCGGCCTTGACGAGCAGGGTGCCGAACTCGAAGCGTTCGCCGGAGCTGTGGAGGAAGGCGGTCGAGACGCCGACCTTACCCTCCTGGCTGACCAGCGTCTGGATCAGGGCGAGGTCATGGTCGAGCAGGACGGGCTTGATGGCGTCGAGCAGCGCGTCGAGGGAGACGTACTTGGCCTTGAAGGCGGGGTTGATTTTGTTGGCCTTCACGTTGTCCAGGGCGGCGAGCGCTTGGACGAGGGAGGCGGTGGCGGAGGACGGCGTGGGTTTGGTACTCATGGGAGATTATTTGGTCGGTTCGGCCTTCGTGACTTCACCGGCCTTGATGGTGGCCTCGATATCGTCGAGGGACATCCGCGTGTATCCGGGGACGAAGAGGTTGTAGTAGGTCACGCCGTTGCGGACGGTGGGGGTCAGCAGGCGGGCGACCTTCTGATCGGGCAGGATGATGTAGGACGAGTCCGCGATGATGCGGTATTCGGGAGAGGGTTTGGAGTCTTTCTTCATTGGGGAGAGGGGTGCAACGTGCAGGACTTACACCTGCTTTAAATCACATCGCCGCGGGCGTAGTGTGATATCGGGTTAACGACCCGGTGCTTCGTGTCTTCAGCTCTACGTTGCGTAAATGGGTTAGTTGATGACGCCGCGGGTGGCGGAGTCGAAGATGAGGAGGGCGTCGGCGTTCCAGAGGGTGACGTCGACCGAGGGGAACAGTTCGGCGGCCCGGGCTTTCAGCTTGTTCTTCCATTGGGTCGTCGTCAGTTCGCCCTTCGTCCCGCAGGTGTGCGTCTTCTGCCAGATGGCCGGACGGATGCGGTGGATTTTCCAGCCCATGGCGACCGCGGCGCCGTAGAGGACGCCCGTGTTCCACATCAGTTTCCCGATGGCGGACCCGGGGATGTTCTTGCCGGCGAACAGCGGAGGTTCCTCAAGGTAGAGCGATACGTCCTTGGCCTTGCAGCTCAAGTCAGCGAGCAGTTGGCAGACCTCGACATCAGAGGCGGGCATCTTAGCGCACTCGACAGGATCGCCTTCAAGGGACCAGACGATGCCCCCGTTCACGCCAGGGTCTATCGCGACAAGAAGATGCATGGGCAAGACCCTTGTCACTTGCCACGCTGGGACAAGCGGAAAAGGTTAGCCACGCGGAAAGCGTAGCCGTTCGCCCGGAAGCCTTGGGAACGGGCGGCGGTCCAGCCGACGTTCCAGACAAGGGCGAGTTGTTCGGGGGTCGGGTCGGTCATGCCGATGCGGTGGAAGTTCGCCCTGATCCAGCGGAGATGAGAAGCGGCGACCATGTCCTGCGCCGTAGCGTCGCGCCACTTAGACCAGGGGAAGGCGTAATGGCCCTCGGCCTTGAGGCGGGCGGAGGCGTCGTCCCAAGCGGCCTTGTTGACCTGATACATCCCACGTTCCCCGGCCTTGCCGATGGCCTTGCGGTCGTGGCCGGACTCGACCTCGGCGATGGCCTCGAGGAAGGCGGCGTCGGTCTTGGCCTGGGCGTTGAGCCCGAGGAGAAGCAGGGCGACGACCGAGAAGCGTTGGTTTAGGGTCATGGCTGGCCCTTGCCATCCTTGGCGGCGTTCCAGTCGGCGATAAAGTCCTCGTTTCCGTGATAAAGACTTTCGCAGTTAACCCATTCTTTAGCCATCGCATCCCCGGCCTTGGTCAGCCGCTCGACCTGTGCTTGCAGTTCCTCATTCGGAATGATGGTGCGGGTGGTGAAGGCGGTCAGCCGCTCAACCTCGGCCTTGAGGGCGGCGACCTCCTTGTTCAGCTCGCCGACGCGGCGCATCATCGTCAGTTCTAGGTCGCTCATACGCGTCTCGGGACTTGTGATCCGGCGACCTCGAAGCCGTCAGCCAACTCGTAGGAGTAGGTGATGCCAACCCATCCACCGGCGGCGGCGTAAGCCTGGAGCGATACCTTCACGGCGCCGTCCTCGTGCAGGGCTTCGTGGTAGTGGTGCAGGAGTTTCTTCATGCGGCCGGAGGCGATGGCGGTCTTGCTGGAGCAGATGTCCCCGGTCATGATGCGCTCATTGATTTCGTAGACCTCGGAGAGCAGGGCGACCATCCCGTCGAGGTGCTTGAAGGTGCTCATCGGCGGCGTTCCTCCATCTCGCGGATGACGCGCTCGTTGTGCATGGCGACCTCGTAGGCCCGGTCGTGCTTGGCGATCCAATGCTCGCGGGAGTGGGACAGCCGGGTGACCTCCTGACGGAGCAGGCCGTTCTCATCGTCGGTCTTGTCGGCCAGAGCCTTCAGCGCGTTGCAGTTGCGGTGCAGCTGACGGGCCATGCTCCAGGGGAACAGCCACCAGAGGCGGGGGAGGGAGTCGGGTTTGATGATGGTCATGGGATGGTAGGGGCGGTGGGAAGGGTCAGGCATGGGTGGCTTTGTAAGCGTCGAGGATGGCCTTGTTGCGAAGGTATCGTGCCTTAGCGGCGGCTAGGATGCGTTCCTTGTTCTTGAGGTAGTAGTTCTGTCGGTAGCCGGGGTTGCGGGCAACCCATGCCTCGGTGATGGCGATGACTCGCTCCTTGTTGGCCGCGTAGTAAAGGCGGCGCTTGTAGTTGGCGATTTCCTTGTCGGTCATGGTCGTATTACTTGCGGGTCTTGTACGGGCCGCGGCGGTTGAGGTTGACCCAAGTCGTGCCGGTCAGGTCGAGCCAGGTCCGCAGGGTGCAGACGGTAGTGTCCAGGGCGGCGGCGGCATCGGCCTGCGTCTTGCCGGCGGCGTTGAGCGCGGCGATCTGCGGGAGGATGGCCTGCAAGCGTCGGGCGGCGAACTCGGCCATCGGGCGTTTGAGGGGGATGACGCGACCGGCGAAGGTCAGCGTCTCGGTGTAGGGGTGGTGTGCGTTGGGCATGGTGGGAGATTACTTGGCGGCGTTGACGCGGGCGATGTAGATGTCCTCTAGGTCGTCGATAGTTTCTTGAATTGCGTCAAATCTCTGTTCGCTGATTTCGTGGCATTGATCGGGGCCAGAAAAGAAAGCCAAGTTATCTCGAGTCGTCAGAAGGTCGTCGATAAGTTGACGGAGGTGAGCGTTTTCGTTTCGCATCTGTTTTTTGTGTTCTGCTTTAGTCATAATGGGTGGGAAATTAACGGTGACTGCGGACGGCCTTAGCTTTGACCGGCTCCGGGCCGTTGATGACGCGGTAGAGTTCGGGACCGCAGAAGGTCACGATGGCGAGCCAGCCGATGGCGGCGATGGCGAACAGGGTAGCGAGGGCTTTCATGTGTTTGGTGGTGCGTCAACATCCTTGGCAGACTGTTCCGCATTCGTCAAGAAACTTTCCGCAGGGGGTGGCATAGGGTGCCCTCCGGCGAGGGTACCAGGGCGACCGGCCCTAACAGACCCGGCGCAAGGGCGGCTCCCGCGTGAAGCCCGATAGTCCCAAGTCGCCGTTAAGGTCCGTTCTGGGGTTAACTATGCCCCTAGGGTTGCCTCCGTCAAGGGGCAATAGACCCCTCTGGCTTGCCCTAGGAGGCGTTTTGACGGCGGGAGCGTAAGAAGACCGCCACCCCCACCCCTAGGCACCCCACGGCCAAGGCCCAACCTAGGTCGCGGACGGACTTCAGGGCCAGCGTCGCCGTGCTCATGTTGCGCTCAAGGTCGGCCGAGTCGGACTTCAGGCCCGCGTCCGTCACGATTATGGCCAGGGCGTCGGTCGATTGCAGTTGGTCGAGGACGTACCCGGCGATGTAGGCCGAGGCAAAGGCGGACACTCCTGCGAAGGCCGTGATCAGGGCGACGGCCAGCAGAAGGTTATCACTTCCGCTTTGCTTTGCTGGCTTTGCCTTTCCCATGGGGCTTGAGTTTGGCGGTGGCGGCTCCGACTTCTTTCTCTCCGCGGGCCTTGATGTATTTCATCAGGTAGTCCAGACACTCGGGGGCCGCGTAGCCAGCCGCACCGACGACGGCCATCCGCAGGCCCGGGCTTTGGATGTGGTCTTGGATGCCGTAACCGACCAAGGCCGCGGTGATCGCGGCGGCGAGGACACGGCGCACGACCCAGCCCAGGGAGACGGGTTCGGTCGAGAGCAGCAGGCGGGCCGTCATGGCGAGGCCGCCAAGCGCTGAAGCGACGACGCCATCCTTCAGTTCCTTCGGCAGGGACTCGGGGTCAATTGGCGGGGGAGGGCTCACGAGATGCGGGGCGGCTTGGCGTTGGGGGCGAGCATGACGCGGCGGTAGTCCTGAGCCCAGAGCATCTTCGCCAGGGCTTTGCCGGCCTTGTCGACTTCGGCTTCGGCTACGCCGGGGAAAAGCAGGTGGACCTGCTCATGGCACAAGACTTCCAGCTGACGCTTGGCGCCGAGGCGGGGGTCAATCTCGATGAGGTCTTCGCCGATCGTGGCCTGACCCCATGCACGCTCACGGCCTAACTTGCGCCAGACCACCTTGACGGGCTTAGGCTTGCGGCGGCTCATCGTCGGATGGTTTGTTGACCGCGTCCCGGACTTTGTCGGCCAGCCACCAGAGGCCGAGGCCGCACGAGATGACGAGCGTCGCACCGGCCGCGTACTCGAACCAGGGCGAGTCGATGATGAAGGGGACGGACCCGCAGAAGGCTCCGCACAGGAGCAGCGGGATGCCGATACGTGGCCCCATGAAGGCGGTCGTCAGCGCACCGATCACGGCGAGGCCGGCACCGACGAGCGTCCAAGTCTGGGCGGAGGCGTCCTTCTTCACGCGGTCGACCTCCTTCGTCAGCTCGACGATGCGGGCGTCCTTCAGGCCGGAGACTCGCTTGGCTTCGGCTTGGTCGGCTTCGAGCTTCTCCCAGGCACGGGTCACGGCGGTGGCGAGTTTGCGTCCGAACTCCATCTGCTTGGCGTAGTCGATAGGGTCGGCCTTGGTCGCCCGGGCCATGGCGAAGGCCACGTCCCCTTCGGGCGGGGCGGGCAGATAGGACTGGGCTAGGCGGGACTCGGCCACGACCACCTTGGGCTTGTCGGCGTTGCGCTCGATGGCCACGAGGGCCGAGGCGACGCGGTGGTCCGTCTTGTCGAGGTCTTTGCCGAGGTTCTGGACGACCGAGGGAGTCGTCGGTGCGTCGGGCTGTTTCGGCAGCGGGGCAGGGTCGCCCTTGCGGAGCAGACTGCACCCGGTCGTCAGGGCCAGCAGGACGATGACGGCCAGGGCGAGGCGCACGGGCTTACTTGCCCTTGAGGGCGTCGAGGAGGGTCTTCGACTTGGCTTCGATGGAGTCGGCCTTGGCCTTGTGCTTACGCATCACGAGCAGTCCCGTGACTAGGCCGAGGGTGAAACTGATTAGGATTGCGGTGATCATAAGTTAAGCGGCGGGTTGGACGACCTCCACCTTGACGAGGGGTCCGAGGTCGACGGGCGTCTGCGGGGTGGCGAAGGTGACGGTCACGCTGGAGCCGTCCGACTCGGCGGGTTCGCCGTTGCGCTGCGGGAAGACCGCTTGCAGAAAAGCATAGGGGTCGGAGAGCGTGGCCCCGGACATGGAGACTTTGTAAGTGTAGGTCATGGATTATAGCTCAATGAACATATATCCGCCCGCGGCTTGGATACTTCCTCGGACGCCAGGGGTTGTCGTGGCTTCAATCTGCTCGTTGTAGATACAGCCAAAATTGGCTCCCAATCCTGTCGGGCCAGAGGACGTCGTGGCAATCTGCACGCCATCGACGTAAAGCGTGACGTTGCCCGTGCCGTCGGAGTAGATGACCCAATCAATGGTTTCGTCTGCGGCGACAGCCTTTGAGGATGTGACGTCAGTAAGGCTCGTTCCGTTGTGGACGGTAAGAACGATGTTTGAACTAACGCCGCCGACTTTCTTAAATCCAATGCCCATTACGGTCATGTCCCCGGTGGTTACCGTAGTATATCCGCCAAGGGTGATGCGTGCCATCGTGTTGGCGTCTCCGAGGTAGGAAGTCGCTCCGGCGGTAAGTGCGAGACAACACTTTCCAGAAAGCCAAATCTTCTTGCTGAAATCAATTTTATTCCTGTCGTTCTTGCTCATCAAGACTCCAGCCGTGGCCGGAAGTCCATATCGGAAAGATGAACGCCCTGTTGCTAGGGTGTTCAGGAACATTTCACGCAGACCCCAGACAACGGCTGCGCTAGAATTGGCGCCGCTTCCTGAAATAGCCGTAGAAGAAATGTAGGCAAACGAGCGCAACTCTGGGTTAGTCACCCAAGCAGGGATGTTCGAGAGTGAGGAGACAAGGCTCGTCGAGGTTCCCGCGATCACTTCGGCGTTGGTCGCCAGCTCGACGTGTCCCT